TCACTCAATAGCTCTTTACTTGAACCATAATAATCTTTCCAATCAGATTCAACTTTCTTTTTCTTCTTTTTCTTTTTTACTTGATATGTTTTATTACGATGAAAGAATTTTTTACCTACATACTTACGACCATTTTCAGTATTCTCTAACAGATAAACCATACCGACATAGTCAACTACATCTTCAGATTCAAGAATCTTGTCGTTGTAGTACCAAGGATTAGAATAACTCATTCGGATCTATACGATGAGCTTCAATGCCGACTTCATCGAACATTGATTTTGTAGCGCGGAAACTATCCAACCAAACACTATCATCATAATTAATACTATATCCATAGAATACTTTTGTAACACCAACTTGAATTACGCCTTTAGCACATTCACTACAAACAGGCAATCCCCAAACATATAAGGTTGAACCATTTAACGAAATACCATTGTGACACGCATTATAAATGCAATTCTTTTCAGCGTGTACAACATATTTATACTTGTCTTCACGATTGTCTAATCGTTCATCACTATCATCAATACCAGCAGGAAAGCCATTATAGCCAGTTGAAAGAATACGACGATTCTCTCCAATCGCAACAGCGCCGATTTTTTTACTTGGATCTTTAGACCAAGTAGAGATTTCACGTGCTAACAACATGAATCTCTTATCCCATTTAGTTATTCCCATACCGTAATAAAGCCCATTCGTTTATATTCAGAATCTTCAACCATACCATCTTCTTTTTTATAACAAGGTTTCAAACCTTTGACCGCGGGTGACAAATTTTTCCAATTGGGGTTCAATCTTGGATGAATTTCAATCAAATGACCATCAATCATTTCAACATTCAGGTAATGACAATTCAATGATTGACAGATTTCTGGTAAAGGTACTTCATCATCTACCTTACGCCACTCTTCCCATTTCCATAATGGGTCATCATCGTTTCGAATACCTTCAACACACAACACCTGTTCACCGTTTATATAATCAACCGACAAATGTCGACCTTTAAATTTCTCACACCAAAACATACCTTCGGGCAAATGATCAGTGCTTTTTTCTAAATGTGTAATGTAGGCGCCTCGACCCATACCCATCACATTCACACATGGTCGGACTACATATTCGCCAGGTGAATCAACATCAACACCGGCAGGACCGCACCGATGACCAAGTTTTCTTGCAACCAAAAGTTTGTCAAATAACCATAAATCTTTTTCTGCACACTCTCTCCACGTATATTCATCATCATACATTTTCTTTTCGTTTGATGACATTGAGATTGACCTCGTGTTTTTGTGAATCGGTATAGTTTCTCCATCCTCCAATTTCATCAAGTGTTCTATAACAACCTTTACACATTCCATTTTCAATCGTACACACTCTCACACAAGGTGATTTTGTATTATACGATTTCACACACTCCTCCAACACAAGCTGAAGAACCCATTGTATCAATATCAGTGAATTTCTTTTGATGTAACTGACTGTTGAAATCAATCGGTTGAAGGTTCTGTTGAATCTTAGTCCACTTATGAAGATAGTGAACATCCTTCAAGCAATACTCAGCCTGTTTCATATCACCATCAAAGTAATTTTTTGCGAATTTATTGAACCGACGAATCCATTCAGCACGAAGATCAGACAATTCACCAGACTGATCAGGATTGTATTGCGCAACGCTCAAAGCCTCCCACAAATTAGCAAATCCCTTATGGCTATCAACAATCAAACCTGATGCAAACAATGCAGCACGACCGTATTTTTCTACGATCTGATCTTCGGTTGACACCTCTGCGTTTGGTGCCTGATTGAAATCCTTGTCACCAAAATCACCAAGGAATGAAATACCCGAGAAGTATTTACGATTCTTAAACACATACTCTTCAACATCATTCCAGGATTCTTTCGGGACAGTACATGTGTTTGATACATTATGTCGAACAGTCGGATCTGCACATTGTTTTACGTTGGTCCCATATTCAACCCAATTAGCCTGAACCTTCTTGACCTTTTCAAGAAAATCAACACCCATTGATTCATTACGATAGATTGAACCTTCTTTTGCAATAATTGGAAATGCAACAACAAAGTCAGATTGATTAGCAGACCATACACTCTCCTCGACCATGTACGGGTTTGTTTCAGCAATCAACTGTGCAACCTCTGCTTCCTTGTTCATTTGAACATGACGAAGGTATCGAGGTGCATGTTCAGCATGAATACCTGACGCCGTTTTCAACAAGACAGATGCATTGCCCGAGGGTTTGACACAGGTGGTTCGTGCTGCAGGATTGATATCAAGTAATTTTGCTATTTTGGCATTCATTTTCTTGACTACTTTTGCACCCTCTTTTTGAACCTCTTCATCAAACAATACATCAGGATTATTCATCCAACCAGTGATTGATACACCAAGCAATGCTTCTCGATCAAAGATTTTTTTAGATGTTTCTGATACATAACGAAAATCAGTATAACCTGCTTGCAGTGTACCAAGAATCGCCGATGCGCGACAGGCCTTCATAAACTCATCCTGATTCGTACACATACTGCCATTGATCTCAGTCAGATTACAACCTTGCCAACCCGATTTACCATTAATCTGTGGAAACATACCAATCTCAACACAAGGGTTGGTGGTGTGTTCTTTTGAATTGACAAAATAGAAACCAGGCTCACCAAACTGTTGAATGGCGGACATGAATCGACCAAACTCTTCTTTTGTAATTTCGTCACGAACAATCACAGCAGAGTTATTTGACCTTGCACGTTGAGGATTATCAATAAACCAATTACCAGTTTTTGCTTGAATCATGTCCTCATCATCATGTGAGAACAAACAAATTGTAGCAGATCGGCGAACACCACCAGCCAAGACTGCGTCAGACGAATGCATCACAATATCATAAACATGAATTGGTTCAAGTGTATCCTCACCCTTCAACACCAAACCCTGCAACAGATACTCAATCTTATCCAATGCTTTGCGCAAGGGATCAGGACCTGGTGCCTTGAATCCACCTGAAATCTCTGCACCTTTCGGTCGAATACCTGACAGATCAAAATAAACTTTTCGACCTTCAAACTCGGGATGAGTACCACCGCCGACAAAGTATGATGAAAGTAGTACTGACAGTGCATCAGACCAACCTTCAATTGAATCTTCTACTTCGTATACCTTTGCTTGTTTCTTGCGTTCGGTGATTTTTGGTAATTTTGCGACATGATGTTTCTGTACAGAAAATCCAACACCTGCGCCACACAGTAGAATATAGAATGCTTCACTGAAGAATTCAGGTCGATCAGCATATGAACTTGTACAGTTATACATACGCATTTGATGTTTCAATAACTGATCACCACCAAACTGCAATGCACGTTGAGCACCCAACACATATTTCAACTTATAAAGGCTCTCTGCTTCATCAATCAGTCGTGACAGTTCAGGTGACCGTTCAATCTGATCCTTATAATAATCACGATGCATGTTCATTACACGAGTGATTGCCTCTTCCCATGTCTCATAACGATTCAATTCATCTGACCATCTACTATAACCTTCGTAGAACTTGGCCTGTGACATGATTTCCTTAATATCTGCATCGCGATTTCTATGCATGAGTGTTCTCTCCTTGTTATTATTGTTTGTTTAGTCCATCAGGTCTTTGACTGCATCAAGATGTCTTTGATGATAGTCATGACCAGATAAACCCGCTTCATGAATTTCACTTTTGGCCTTTTCAACTGCATCCTTCATTTTTTCAAAATCAGATTCAGTTGCCGCACTTTTTTCTACCAATTGTTTTTCAATACCTAGATATTTGTCAACCGCTTCAACAGCATCACGGAAATCACTTCCTTCAAAATCTCCGTCCTTGACATTTTGTTTGAATGCCGCAAGAGCAGCAGGACAGATATCAAAGTTTTTTGTGGTCATATCTTCATAAGTAAATTGAGATTTTTCCTCATTAATAAAGTCACTAAACTTTTTCATTGTTTATCCTTTTAAAAGCGGTTTGTTTTGAACGAATTCGTTTGCAAAGTCTTTTGCCTTTGCTTGTTCTTCAGTCGAAAAAAGAACTGTTCGTGTTTGTGAATCATTCTCTCGAAGTTCAACGATGTAATGATATTTATCTCTTGCAATCACCGCCTGACGATTACGATCAAAAGAAAATACATTCTCTAGG